AGTCCAAAGTCTATTTTGTTAACAACTGGTGCATTAAACGTAACGACAATACTTACTGGAAAACCAGCGGAAACAATAGCTGATAAACGATGTTGACCATCAATCAACTTTCCTGGATCAGATAATTTATCTCCAGTAAATGCAATACCTTGATGAGTTGTTTGCCAAAGACCGCTGCGCATATCGGAGGCATATTGTGATACCATTTTTTTATTTATTCCTCTTGGATTAGAATCGTTTGTATTGGCTAAAAGCCATGATGCCACTTCTGGTGTGATTGTAACTATTTCAGTTTTCATGTTTTTATATAGGTGTTTATAGGTTTTTTAATTAAATTACGACTCGACCTCCCATTTACCAAGCGTGCGCAAAAACGCTTCTGCACGCTGGGCTGCGGTTGAACGCCAGATGAAGTAACTACGGTCGTTGCCTCGAAAGTTCCAAAGATACTCGGTAAACGTGTCGCATTGCTCATGGGTAAGCGTTAGCTCGGCCTCATGTATTGCGTTTAAGTCTGTGGTAAATCTAGGCAGAAATGTGAAATGCGCACCGTCCTTACGCGCCCAGATAGGATAACCGTCAATCCCGCCGTTAATTTTCGTCCAGCCCAGCGCAAGTGCTATGGCTATTTGTTGGCGTGCGTTATTCATGACTTATTTTCTCCATTTCTTTATCGAAGCACTTTTTGCAGATACCGTGACCTGCGGCGTGATCGACACCAGGATGACACCAAGCACAAATCGGCTTGCTGTTGGCTTCATCTCGGTCGCATTTGCTGATAAATAAAGGCGCGACTGCAATCAGTCCCACCGACGCTACTCCTGCGCAAAGCAGGATGATCTCTGGCGTGTTCAAGGCATTCATGTTTTCGTGTGTTAAGCTAACGGCACTCACAATTCACGTTGCGACGATTGATGCAAGCATAATTCTTAAAATAAAAGTAGAATTAAAATGCAAAATACGCTTGACAGCGTTTTTCGTTGAATCAACGGCTTTAAATACAAGGTCCAAGTTGCGGACGGTGAAAGGGTAAACCAACGACTAGCTTTCCGCTCAACCCCTAGCTTCGCGAGAGCTAGGGGTTCTGATTTTACGACTAGGGCAATCTAGGAACTATTGGTCCGCAACGATGGCAAGCGTATTTAACCGGCATGTTGTCGAGGTATCCTACGAGAGCAGAAACTTGACACGTTGGGCAAATAACTTGGCTCGTATGCGCCCAAGTAATCGCAGCCCGTTCCGCTTGGTCATGTGGATGAGTTGAGAAGTTTTCTTCATGGCTGTTTCTTTGGATTTTCATTGTTAGGTTTCCATGTGTCTCCGTCATCCTTTTCGTCGTCATCGTCTTTGACGTCGCTTGCCTGACGATCTAGCAACCTGACGATGTTCGCAGCGTGTGCTTCGACATCCTCTAGCTTGTTCTTGTCGCTAAACTCAATTGCGTAAACGTAATTGCGCTCGTTTCCATCTTCGGCGCATCGTGTTTCAACTGTAATTTCAACGCGCATAATGACTCCTTTATTTGTCGGGTTTATGTCGGGTTTACAACGTAGCGTGAAGCGCGAATCAGCCTGCCATTTTCATTTAAAACAACCCCACGGACTGTTTTAATTGTGCCTGCACGGTTTGATCTCGTTAAAAAGGTGTCGATGTAGTTTTTGCAATGCGGCAAACCGGACTTTTTCATCATCGCCCGAATCTCCTCGTAGGTTTTTGAACCTGGTGGAAACTTGGTTTCGCGTGTCGCAACCTCAGCTTGCAGCAGATTTGCCCACGATGCGTCTGACGACGGCTTAGTAAGACTTGATTTCAGTCGCGGCATAAAAGTGTCCTCCAATGTTGCGTGTTTGAAAAAGCTGGTAAGTGCCGTCGTCAAAAAGAACGCCGTATGCCCAACCCTGAGCCCAGCGTAGCTTTGCGGTCTTGCGATTGATATAACCCATATCGCGACGGCAAAGGCAACCAATTGAGCGTGATTCGGATGGATTGCGACTAGCAACTGGAGCAGATTCTATTGTGTGAACATGTCCAAATAGGCAGCATCCATAAATGTTTGCGTGCTGGCGAGTGGCGCTAACTCCGCAATGATAACCGTGAAGCACGGAAAGTTTGCCCAACTCGTAAACGCCAGTCTCAGCGTCGTAAGGCAGCATCTTGACGTTTAGACGCTTTGTAAGTGCCTCGACTCGCTTGATTCCATCCGCTGCATAATCGCGTAGAAGTCCGGTTGCAGATTCGCGAAAGTCCCAAAGTCGTTCGTCGTGGTTGCCACGCAAAAAGACATTGGTTTTTCCGCCTTTAAAGAACCGCTCCATAAAAGCAACTCCTGCCGTCCAGTCGTCCTCAAGTGACGCTGCTCTTTCTTCGTCGCTTGCACCTCGTCGCAGATTGCGAAAGTCCCAATTGTCACCGGCGTGAATGCGGATCTCCGGTTGGTAGTCTTGCAAAAAGGCGAATAACGCCTTTGTAGCTGTGTCATCTGCCATGTCGCCGTGGTTGTCACTCGCAACGACGAATCGCCTTGGTTTGTGTTTCATGCGCTCGCAGGTGTATTTTAATTGCGATACAAGTCAAGTGGGTTTTTCAACCTAGAGAATTACTGGAACAACTTTGGTTCTGGGACGGAAATGTTTGCGTTGCGGTTTTCCCATCGAAAAGCGGAGGCGTAACGGTCGGCTTGGTCGTGCGTGACATACTTGGTATCAAGCGATTGCTGAATGGCTGCAACCTGCGCTTTTAACTCGTTTTGACTCCGCATAACATCCTCGTAGGTTCCACGAACATACCATGTAGCCAACGCAACTGCGCTAATGACTGAGATGGTCTGAACAAGAGTGGCAGACCAACGAGATTCTGGACGTAAGGGAGGCATTAGAGTTTAGCGCGAATCTCTTTTATTAAGCGTTTGTGGTCGGCGTCCATTGATCGGGAAAGTGCATTCTTGATGACCGTCTTTGCTGCGTCGTCAAGCGATTCAATCGCGCTGTCCACCGCTGGAACAATGGTGGTTAATGCGGCATTTAATCGGCTTGCCTCGGACTCGACGTTTCGTGCGAGCGTTCCTTTTTTGTATGCGTGCCACGCAGCCCAACCGAGAGCGATTAAAGCAACGGCAGATGCAATGCCCACCGTAGGCATGAACCACGGCTGAGAGATGATTTGAGCAAGACCTAGCGAAACCATGCCGACCAGCGCACCGACTGCGGCAAAGCGAACTTGTTGCGCCCAGGCAAGCAATCCAGCGACTGCAAGCGCACCGAGACCAAACCAGCGAAGAGTTGCGACCTGCTTTTTCTGCTCTGCGTCTTTAAGGTTCTCAATCGTTTTGCCTAGATCGGTAATACGATCGGTGAGTTCCTTTATCTTGGCCTCGTATCCATTGGCTAGTTTAGCTACGTCTGCGGCGGGAGCGGCTGCGACGGCAGCGCGTTGTGCGTCCGTGTGCGGCTTTGCTGCTGGTGCGATTGCATCTATTTTGGCGGCTTCGGAAACGATGGTGGCATCTTTGGCTTCTTGGGTTGCCAAAATGGGCGCAGGTTCAACCGCTGGCGATGGTTTGCGTGCCGTATTGCATCCGTTTAAAGCAAAAAGGACAGCAAGCAATATAACCGCAAAAACTGCACGCCCACCTTTCGTGCGATATAAAGCGACCAAGACCTTCCAGATATGACCAATGACGCAACCAAGGTGAAAAGACGCTTGTTCATAGTCGGAAAGTGTCGATTTGTTTTTCATGTTAGTATGCGGTAAATGACGTAACAAACCCCAAGAACAAAAGCCGTGACGGTAACGGCGAGAGCAACGAGAAACTGCATCGCATCGCGTTCGTCACTGTTTTTCATGGCGCGAGTAGGTCAGTCCAACGGTTAGCTGCGATAATCCCAAGCTGAGCAAACATCGCCTGCGCGGCGGGGAGATCGGGATCGTCTGTCGCAACGATGCCGTTTGCCGCTGCACGGGTTAGGAAATAGTCCACTTGCCAGACCGTGCGGCGAGCGATGAATAGAGCGGCGCGTTCGGCGTCGGTCATGCGGGACAGCACGAGGTCGGCCGCTAATTTTTCAGTTTGTGCGCTCATATTATATTATATTATATTATAGTCCGGTTGGCGCGACGGATATAGTCATGTCGCCCGTTGTTACGGTGTTCGCCGCCGCCTGCCCGCCGTTGCTGATCTCAACGTGGATTCCACATTGATTTTGGGCTCCGTCTGCGGTGGGTCCGCCGGTGATGGAGCCGAGCAAGGTCCCGTCGCGATAGACACTGACATTGCCCGCGCCGTCAGCGTTAATCCGGTAAGTTTCGTAGGCAGCCGTAGAGATTGCAGCGGTGCCGATGCTTGCGCCAGTCGTGAGCGTTGTTCCGTCGTGAGCAACGGCCTTGATCGCTCGGCTATTGTCGATTATAAACCCGATGCCACGATTTGCCAAAGTGGTTCCGATCTGTTGAGGGACGCCAAAGAATACATAGAGGTATCCGCTTGTGGTTGCAGCCCACGCGCTGATTTGCAACCGCACCGTAATCTCAACGCGATTTGCCCACGGGACTACGCGGAAGTCTTTTCCCAATACTTGGTGAAAAGTAAATCCAGTGTTGTTGATTCCACCGTTGTTCCAGGCATGACGAGCCGCGCCGGTTAATACGCCGCTGGTCAAACTACGGCCAACCCCGCTTGCTGCGGCCACGCCGACTCCACTTGTAGCCGTTTGCAAAAGCGATGTATCATTTGCGCGAATACGGATTGAATATCGCTGAGCCCCGAGCCAAGCCTCATACAACTGCGCGGCGGTGGGCGCGCCTGCACCAGTAGCGGTCAGGCTTGCGCCAAGCGTCGGCACGGTGCCGGCAGTGGTCGTCGTCGCTGCTGGATAACCCGTCGCGTTGGTGAGCGTGATGCTGGATGGTGTTCCGCCAGCACCATTAAAAACTACGGGTGCGCCAGAGGAACCAACGCTGATTGCGAGCGCAGTTGCTACGCCAGTTCCGAGTCCCGTTACTCCTCCAACTGCGACGGATGGTGTTGACCACACTGCGTCATAATTTGCCGAAGTCGCTTTCGTAAGAACCGTTCCAGCGGCTCCATCGGTCGGAAGTGTGCCAGTTGCAATTCCCCCAACATTCACTGTCCATACCGCATAAGTGCCGGAGCCAGTGTGCTGTTGAACGTCCACCACCATCACTCCGGTTGTTGAGTTGTAGCTCGTCACCGATGCGTGCATATGATTGCTAACGTTATACGCGATGGTAACGTCTTGGGTTGGTGAATAAGCGAGCCCAGTTCCAACCGTTAGGGTTTTTGCACCGTTGCCAATCAAAAGCGAGGTGGTTGAGCTGGTCAGGTATCGGTCGCCGACTTGTGAGAGGAGGGCAATGGTGCCAGAGATATTGGGACATGTCAGGGTAACGTCATTTACCGATGCTCCATAAATCAGAGTAGAATTAGATCCCAACTGAAAATTACTAAACGCACTTACTTGACCACCTATAACCTGTATGGAGAGGGAACCAAACGTGTTATCTGCGCTCATCACCAGCACATTTCCCGCCGCCTGCCCAACATCGCGGGTTGCTGCCGTGCCGAGACCGAGATTCGTCCGAGCGGTAGAGGTGCTAACTAACCCCGATAAATTTCCTGCTTTGGTCAGGTATCCACTCAGGTCTTGATCTCCGGTATTCGTGCCAGAAGATGTGCCTGAGAACGTGCCAGATTGCGTTGCCAATGAGCCAAGGCCCAGATTCGTCCGAGCGGTCGTAGTGTTAGTTAGGTCGGAGAGGTTGGCAGATTTCACCAGCAGACCCGTCAAATCTTGCGTGCCAGAAATGACCAGAATCTCCGTATCTGTCACCTTTATAACCTTGGTGATATTTGCAGTGGTAATAGCCATTTTATTCTCCGTTAAACGGTTGGTGTCGTATCAGCGGTTACCGTGATGTTTCCCTCAAGAATGCGACTCTTAATGCTTGATCCACTAATCAAATCTAGACCGAAACTATATACACCCGCTGCCATTGCAGCCGTGATGGTTGCCGTTAAGTTAAACGCAATCGTTCCAGCCGTTCCGCCAAGCGTAATGCGAGAGTTTGCAGTAGTTAACTCAATGCTAGTTTGACCTTCACTAGCGAAAACTGCGCGTGCGGTGTATCCAGTTAGGTTGACTGGCGTAACACCGTCGCTGCCAAGATAGGTAAGCGAGACATTCCAATCCGTATCGGCGGGAATAACAAAACCGTCATAGCGTCCAACTGGTCCGCTTGTTTCTGTGGTTGAACAACTCATTTTATTTTGTGCTAGTAGGTTTAAACAACCCAGCCACTAACGCGATTGGATTCTAGTAAATGACGAAGGCCAAACGGTAAATCCTCGGTTTTTCCATTAGCCACAGCTTCTGGATTATCCCAGTAATGGCGAACGAGAATGCGTAGTGCGTGCTTTAGCGTGGGAGGAACTGCTGCCGTAGTTGTCGCTCCAGCCGTAAAGGTAATTTGAACAGCATCTGGCCTATTGGCTAACGACGGAAATGCGAAGTCATCATCAAAAGTTAATGTCGCAGGCGAAACTGCGCTTGAAAACGTGTAGTTAGAAGCGGAAACCGTCGTTAGCGTATCCGAGCCGTCAGCGTAGTATTTTACATGGCTGATTGCATTTACAGGCGCGACAATCAATTCTTGCCTAAAGTTACTTGGCCAATCTTCGCAAACAGCCAACCATGTCGAAGACATCAGCGCACGACCAGTTGCGTTTTCAGTAACTTCACGCGCAACCTTTATGAGTCCTTGGATATAGTCATTGTCTCCAATGTTTCCAATTTGCAAATGGCGCAAAGCCTCGTCTAATGACAATGGCTCAATTGTCGGCGCAACCGTCCGACTGTAATGGATTCGTTGAAGGTTAGTTGCCATGTTTGAAGGTTATAAAAAACCGCCCCCACTTGCGCAGGGGAGGCTTGAATAACTGTCAGACGTTAGACGCGCTCTTTGGCAGACAGAAGCGCAACGCCCATCGTGAACGAGGGAGTCGTGCCAGCAATCGTGCCAACGTAGCGAACGTAACCAAGGGTATCGCGAGTAGCGAAACCGATCTTGGTCAGCGAGTCCGTGGCAGTGACCTGCGTGAAGGTCGCGCCACTGATGTCGGTCCAACCAGTGCTGCCATCAGCAGAGGTCTGGATTTTTCCATCGAGGGTAGGCGTAGTGCCAGAAACAACACCAACCAACTGCTGGACGATGACGCCACCCTTGTAGGTGCGGAGGTCAAAGGCAGAGCTGGTGACGGTGGAGGTTTTGGCAGCAATCGCAACAACGGCGGACTGCGTAAGGTTACTATTAATATCGGAGAGAGTCATGTTATTGATTCCTTGTTAGTTGTTAATGATTACTGGTTGCCTGCGTCAGCAGACACCGAGAAGGCTTTACCCTGACGAACAACGATGTCCATCAGCTTCTGGATAGTCACCTTAACCTGACCAGTGGTGGCGAGGGTATAAGGATCAATCACGATGTCAGTTCCAGCCCACTCACCGATGAGGATTTGGCCGAATTGACCGAAGATAACCTTGTTGGAGGGAACCTGATTGGTCGAGCGAGCGGCATAACCGTTCACCGTGTCACCATTCTCCCACAACCAAGCGGCTTGACCGGCAATCTTGCTGGCAGTCTTCCATGCGCCACGAACACCAGGAGTGGTGAGGTAGCCATAAGCACCACCAGGCAGACCAAGACCATTAGCGGTCTCTACGTTGGTCTCGAAAGACACAACCTTGGCCCAAGTAGGCGCAGCACCAAAGGTAACGCTGGTGGCGCGGTCGCCAGAAGCGAGATTCAGGATACCGAGCGGCTCGGCTCCACCAGCACCGTTAATGGCGGCGCGGTCGATCTCAACGGCAAACTTGGCAAGGATGTCTTCGCGAACGAAGGCGTCGATGTCAGGGGAACCCTGAGCCAGCAACTGCTTGGAGTAGTTGGTGGTCGCACCGAGACGGCGCGGCTTCATCGCAATCTGGCCAAACTGAGCCTTGGTGGAGGTAATGTCACCGGTCTCGCTCACCCAGTAAGCGGTAACGCCATCAGTATGACGAGGAATGGTGATATCGTCCTTCAAGCCGGTGATAACACGCGCACCGAGGCTGAGAATATGGGTCTGGTTGCGGAGCAACGAAACCATGTTCTGCTGGTCAATGGTGACGCCAACGGT